TAATGTTATCACCGACATGTGGGCGGACGACACATTCCTTAAATCGTTCTACGCTAACAAACAAGTTAAAGAGCAGTACGCTTTCAACCTTGGCTTCACCGGCACCAGCATTCCTGTTTTGGCATTGGAGCAAGCACAGGACGTTATCCGTAGAAAATACGGCGTAGAACTCCACCGCATCAACCGTTCATTCAAGACCGAGCTTAACGGCACAAGAGCCAACAGCAAATCATGGGCAAACGGCATCGCAGCCTTTACCTGTGACCAACGTATTGGTTCGCTCGTATGGACAAACACCGTTGAGAGCGTAAGACCCGCTGCACAGGTACAATACCAAACTGTGGACAACTTTATCCTTGTATCAAAATATTCGGAAAACGATCCTTGGAGAGAGTACACCAGCAGCCAAGCGATGGTAGTACCGATTATCAACAACGTTGACCGCATTTACTTGTTGGACAGCCAGACCGTTCAGCAATAATCAAGGGGGGGCTAAACTATGAAAGTAAAAGTTTTACAGACATTCCGCGATATTAACAATTTCGATTTGGTTCACAACGTGGGTGACGTCATTGATGTTACCGGCGAACGAGCCGCAAAATTGATAGGGTTAGGACTTGCGGAAAAGGAAAAAGGAAAGGCTGAGGAGAAAGAGCCTGAAAAGGCAGAAGCACCCGCCGATTTCTTTGCCTCGCAGACCCCCGACGATACTCCAAAGAACTCTCGCAAGCGTAACAAGGAATAGACCAACACATCTCAAAAAGAACGACCGCCGTCGAACACAAACGGCGGCGGTTTTCATTTAACCACCTTTGCAATGATAGAGAACGGCTATATAAAGTATCTTAACACCGAAACGTACACGGACGAGGACGGCAACCCGATTGATGGGGGCGGAGAGTGGAGCGACTTCATTCCCGCTTGCATTGAGGGGAGCAAGGACACCGCACAAAGCAAGTCTGAAAGCGGCATCCGATACGACCAGTCAACGTACACGGTTTACTTTCGCCGTCAATCCATATCGGGCGAGGTTCGGCTCTATACCAAAGAAAAAACGCTTTTGGGCGAGTTTTCGGTTCGTTCGGTACAAGTATCCCCAATCGTTAACGAAACACGGATTACGGTATGATTAAGGCGAACGTGACATTTGACCCAAAAGGCATAGAGCAAATAGTCCAAGCGGCACAGGTGGCGTCTGAGACAATCATTGTTACACGGTTAGCGGATATTGGAGCACAGAGCGTTGATATTGCCCGCAAACTGCCCGACCAAGGCGGCACGTACCACAACCGCAGCGGACGGCTCAAACGGAGCATCGGCTACATGGTTACGGCAAACGGCAACCCCGTTGCGGAGGATTTTCTCTCTGACGAGGGACGGCGGTGCGCATTAAAAGTGGCGAACGGTCTGCGGCAAGACGGCTACAACCTTATAATCGTTGCCGGAGCGGAATACGCAATGGATGTACACGTGAGGGGGTACGATGTTTTGGACAGCGCACTAATCAACGCCGACAGACAATTCAAAGAATTTTGTGACAACATAGCAAACGGAAATCAATGAGAAAGACATGGTCAAACATAGAGCAAGACTTTTTTACCGCTGTTAAACAAACGGCACTGGCACACGCTATCACGGGCGATGTGTACAAATTCGGAATCCGTCCGAAAGGCTCAAAGAAAGAAGATGTAATTATCAAAGTTTCCGCTCTTAATGCTTCACAAGTTCAAGAGGGCACGGTTGCGGTTATGGTCTACTTGCAGCCGTTGAAAAAGCACTCGGACGGTTGGATTGTCCCGAACAAACGCCGCATAGCCGAAATTGAAACCCTCGTAGACGCGCTCCCTGAGGAATTACTCCCACTTATGCCGGAGTACAGCGGCATACAACTCTTCGACGGTGTGGGCAACTACGCCGAACCCGACACGGAGGAGTACTTCGTATCGGTTAAAATAAAATTTCATTACTTAACACAGTATAAAATATAAAAAATTAATTATGGCAGTACTTTCTTATGGCAAACCAACAATAGAAATTGCCGAACTGGATGCGGATGACAACATGGCTCCGTGGGTGAAGATTGACACCCCCAAGGACGGCACAACCTCAATGGAGACCCAAGAGGGCGACAACACCGAGTACCTTGAAGAGGGCGGCGGTTTGGTCGATTCCTACCGTAAGGCTTCCAAATACACACTCAATTTTGAGTTGTATGCAAAAAAAGGCTACCAAAAGCCTATCACTGACGTAAATGGCGTGGTAACTAAAAACTACGCTGTAAGGTTAACCCCCGAAGACCCCGAAACTTACGGCTTTGTTTTGTGGAAATGCTCCGTTTCGTGTGTCTCAACCCACACCGTTGCAGACGGTATGATGTGGAAATACACCTTCAACGGTTTGCGTGCAAAAGACCGTGAGGATATTATGAACATGTTCGTAGGCGCAAAAAACATTCCTACAAGTGTTAACTATCTTGCGTTCAATGCAGCAGCGGACACCACAGGACAAACAGTTGTGGCAACAGTTGGAGCAACCGACACGCTCACCGCTACCTCATCGGAAACATGGGCAACAGCAGAAGTAGGTCAGGACGGCAAAACTGTAACCGTTACCGTTACAGCCAACGCCGCAACCTCGCAGCGTTCAGCAACCCTTACCCTCTCAACAACAAGCGGCAAAACGTCCACTGTCAAGATTTTGCAAGCGGCAGCCGCAGCGACTGAGTAATTATGTGAATCCTTTTAATATTCCATAATTTGTTTTTTTAAATATTATTTAGAGCCAATGGGACTCGGTTGTAACAAATACCGAGTCCCTTTTTAAAACAAGTAACAATGAGCAACAAGGAAAACACCGAACAAAAGGCAGCGGGGGCAATTCTGCAAAAACCCATAACCGTCAAAATCGGCACAAAGCAATACGACGTGCCAAGACCGACACTGGGCACCATCATAGAGGTGTCGGGTATGATTGCAGATTACAAAGACACCGAGTACAACGAAACGTCCACCGACCCCGTTGCAGAAACGCTACGCATTGCAAAGGAATATGACGGTTTGGAGCGCATAATTGCAATGATAATACTGGGCGCAAAGGTAGCACGCAAGGAAATTAAGTTATTCGGTCGAACTATATGGCGGTCAAAACGGCTTGAAAGGCTCGCCCGAAAGATTAAAGAGGAGATGACACCCAAAGAAATTACGGAGACACTTGTAGCCGTATTTTCCACTATGGACTGCGCTTTTTTTTTAATTGCTATAACTACCCTACACAGGGTAAACCATCTGACACCGACGAAAGGAACGACAGCATCTGGGCAACCGCAGCCGGTTTCGTGAAGTCATTCAACGTAACCTTTGAGTATGTGCTTTACGAGATCTCGTATGAAAATGTGATTTTGTACTCACGGACGCTCCCTTCGTACAATCCAGATAAAAACAACAAGGACAAAAAGAGCAGCTCGGACGGCAAGGTTCTAACGAGCAAGGAAGATATAAACAAGTTCATGCTTGAACATACAAAAAAATAGGCTCTTTTGTATACTTGTTTTATGGGTGGGGCATTTGTATGCTCTGCCCTTTTTTGTTGCTTAAACGGTATTTTTTTGGGGTATAACCAATAAAAAACCTTGCCTTAATCGAAGTTAAAGCAAGGTGAAACAAAATCAAATGCAAAAAACTAAATATTACTCGCCATCTTAAAAAAACCGTACCACCAAGCCAATTCAAGGCGGTACGGTTTGTCCTTTTCTTACGCTTACAGGTTAACGGTGTCCGCGCTCTTTGACGAGGTTGTCAGAAATTAATCGCACCGCCAACAGAAATGTAGCACAATAAATACGGCTCAAATATAGGAAACACAACAAAGCCAAAAAAGTTATTTTTTGCTTAAATAGGTGCTTAATTGCTCCAAAAGCAGTGAAAACTTTTGAATCGTCTTTGTGTTTTCCTCTACAACCGTTACGAGCTTAACGTTGGCGGTTTTAAGGTGCTCCACATATTCGTTTTTCATGTCCTCGTTGGCTTTTACCATTGTTTCTACCATGCCTTGCTGTTTTTTCACCATTTTAACGCCGTAAAATATCAGCACAGCAGCCACGGCGGCGGGAAACGCCAAGTTCGTGAATAGGTTTAACATCTCCTCCATAATCACACCTCCTTTTCTTTTTTTACGGTGTTAATGACTTGCAAAAGTTTTTCATACTCGCACGGTTCTAATGCACCGTCGATGTACCAGCATAGACCGTTGTACAGCCATAGGCGGAAATAAGACTCGACACCGAATTTTTCAGTGAATATGGGGTCGCGCTCAATCTCACCCACGCCAAAGATGTAGTTTATATCAATGTTAACCTTTACCGTTTTAGGCGGAAAATAGGGTTTGGCGTTGTTCTTTACTGCCTCCGGCGGCAACATAGCCAAAATGCTGCGTGTGCAGTCCATTTCGGCTAACTTGGTTTCGTCATAAAGAATTTTAGTTACTATCATTTTTTATATTATTTGTGGTTATTTATTATATCTATTTAAGTTTTAATCCTCTTGTCTGAATGTCGGAAACGGAGGCTTTCAGTTCTGCAATGTCCGCTCTTATGCCGTGCAACTGTCCCGTGTCGGTGTGTATTCCTTGTAGTATGGTGAGCTGCGTAGTCTGCATATTTACAAGCAGTTTCATATTCTCGCTTATGCCGAAGGTGTGGCTTTGAATTTGAGTGAGCCGTCCGTTCATCTCCTCGGCTGTGTCCTGTGTCATGTTGGTAATGCCCCCCGATACGGCTTTCCGCTCCTCGGCTGCCTCGTCTTTGAAATAGCCACGGTCTCGATACTCTTGTAATATGGTGTCGTAGGCGGCTTGGGTGTCTTGCGCTTTCTTTTCATACGATTCCATAATGTCGATTGCCGCCCCTAAGTTGCCCTCTGGGTTCTCAAAGAAACCGCTTTTGTCGAGGTCATTCTCCATATCATTCATTAATTTGCCTATGGTCTTATTGTACGCCATCGACTGTATCATATTTTCGATTGCACTGTCCCACGATTTCTCAAAGTCAGCAAGTCCGTCCTGTCCTGTTCGGAATGCGTTTGTCCAAACATCTTGTATTTCCTGACCGAGATTTCCGAAAAAGCCCGAGAAGGTGTCCTTAACCGCTTGAACTGCCTCCTGATATTCCTGCCAGCTCTCGTCCATCTTTTTGAGGTAGTCTTGATTGTCTTGACTCAGTTTATTGAAAGCGTCGTTGTTGCTTTCTACGAACTCATGTAAAGCATTTTTATCAAGCTTCCCGTCAGCACCGAACAAACTCGGCACAAAGTCTTTTAGTGTAGAACCCTCCTCATTGCGGAACCATGTTTTGTGTCGTGTTTTTACGTACATATTGGCAACGGTATCATCTATGTTGTCATATTGTCCCTGCTCTTGAACGGATTTTGCTTTGCCTGTGAACCAGCTCGCATCGGTGAAACCTCGCCCGTGCTTATATATTGTTTCACTTAATGTGTCGGCTTGCTCTATGGTTTCGTTGACGGTTTCGTTGTAACGTTCCACAGCCTCCTTTCCTATGCGGATATTGTTCAGCATTGTCCCCCATTGGTCGTTGCCGAATATTGTATTGAACGGCTTGAACGTGTCCTCTTTTGCCGCAATACGCTTTGTTTCCTCCAATTCGAGGTTAAATTCGTGCAAGCTGTCTTTCAACTCGTCAACGCTATTTTTTTTGTTGAACATATTGGCAACCATGTGCCCCAATTGGATTACGGCGGAAAGAACAGCCAAAATTACAGATGCAGCCTCTACCGTTTTTACCGCCTTTGCTCCCGCTGTTTCCGCCGTTTTAATCGCTTCTATACTTGTAGTCGTAAACGTTACAATATTGTCAACAAGGGAAACGGTTGTTGTCATTACCGAACTTGCCATATTCAACGCTTCCTCCGTAGAACCGCCGATTGCGCTGCCCAAAGACTTAAAGGAATCCGCCAACTGGCTTATTGCATTTTTGGAGTTTTTCCATTTTTCCAATGCATCATCTTCTTTGTCTACTTGCATTGCTTTCTTTGCGTTCTCGGCTGCACCCTCCAACAATGTTAATTCAGCAGTAACCTTTGCTATCAATTCCGAAACATCTTCCCCCATTTGCTGGCGGACATTTAATTGCCGCAATTTGGCGTTTGCCCTTATTAATTTTTCTTGAATTTCGTCAAATGATAATTTAGAAACGTCCACCATTAAATTGTTAATCAAGGCTGTAACATCTTCCGCCGTACCATCGAAACTTTCCACCAAAATTTGACGTTGCGTGGCTTGCTCCGTTTTAAAATTTTGCAAATCTGTTTCTGCGTTCTGCTGTTTTAATAGAATTTGACGTTTTTGCTCCTCTGTTGTGGCTTTTGTCAGTTCTTTGTCTCGCTTCTTTTTTTCTTTGGCATATTCGGCTTCTTTATCCGCCTCAGCTTGCAGACTTTCGGAATATTTCTTTGCAAAATTCTCATAGGCTTTTACCTTTTTTGCAAAGTCTGTTGGCTCTAATGCCCGATTTATGGCATTTTCATACCCAAGCAGTGCCGCTTGTGCCACTGCGATTTGCTTGTCTATATCGGCAATTTCCGCTTTAATACCCTCTTGAAATGCTTTTTTTTCGTCTTCTGTCGGTGTAGTGCCTTGCTTGTTTAGTTTTAATGTTTTGCTGCTAACCTTTTGTTTTTTATACTCATAATCGGCTATGTCTTTGCGTAGTTTTTCTGCCGCTGCTATGGCAATATCATACTCGGCTTTATTTGCGTTTTCGTAACTTGTACGCAGCGTTTCCCTTTGTTCCGCTGTTAAGTCCTCCTCTCTGTAAGTGGTCTCAATCTTTGAATACTTTGGTTTATACTCTTTGTCAAGATTTTCCCTTTTATAATCTTGGAGCTCCTTGTTTTCAAATTCGGCATCTCTTTTCTTTTGTGCCTTGCGTTGCTCCTCTCTCAACTTAGCATATTCCTCAATATACTTTTTGCCTAATGCCTTTTCTTTTTCTATTTTATATTCAACTTTTGTATAGTCTTTATCCTCTTTACCGCCACCACTGCCATCTTCCGGCTTGTCTTCTGGATTCCACCGTCTACGTGCCTCTTCCAGCGTTTTTTCACTGACATTGATGGTATTGATAAGGGACATGAGATTGTTAGCAACCCAGTTTTTTCCGCTTTGAAATCTTCGTCCCTCTGACCATTCAATATCACCAGATGCAACTCCTTTGAGCCATGTCCACATACCTTGCATTGAATTAGTAAAATCATCTATAATTCCTATGTTTTTCTGATATTTACCGATAAGTTCAAGTGTATCCTCTGATAATCCTAAAACAGAAAACGAGCCATCTTTATTAAATTCTCCTTTTATAGCGTTTTCGTTTAAGCCCCAAGTTATATCAAGAATAGCATCTTCGATGTCGCCCATAATCCTACCTTGTTCGTCCCAAGAGTCGGTGGGTTTTACTAATGCATCTATCATTTGTTCCCTCAACTTAGAGGTGTAATCTTGTATTGCGTTTGAAATGCGTTCTTTCTCTGATGATTCAAAATTATAGTACGCTTTTGTTTGGAATGTCTTTTTAATAGCCTCTCTTAACTCTCCATATTTACCTATAAGTTTCTCCGTGGCGTTAAATTCTAAATTTGAATTGCCTACTGTTTTTCCAATTTCTACATTATATTCTTTTGCCATTGCAACAAGTGCGCTTTGCGCATCTTTCCACCTATCAGATATTTCGGCGTGGTTTCTTAATGTATTGTAGAGTTCGGACATTTTTTTTATTTCCTCACCCATTTCTTTGTTCGCCTTATCTTGTGCCTCTCCTAATCGGTGCATGGCTTGTTTTGTTTCATCTCCATAGTACGCAGCCTTACCTAATTCTGTAATAAGGAAACCAAAGGCAGTTATAAGCAATTGAGTTGGATTGATAGCATCCATAATAGCCGTTCCTACTGCGGATATTGCCGTTTTTGCGGCTATTGCGGCTCTGGCAAGCACACCCTTTGCTTTTGCGTTTGCCAAGTCTTGCTGCGCCGATTTTGCCCCTGCTATTGCGTTCATTTCTTTCGCCGCTGCTTCCGAACGTTCGGCGGCGGCAGCTCGTCCTGTTTCTAACGTCTCCTTTTGTTTTTGAAGAGCGGCAAGTTCAGCACTTTTGGTTATGTCATAGTTGATTTGACGGGAGCGTTCCTGCATTTGGATTTTAGCCTCAATCGCTTTTATCTCTTTGTCAACAGCCGCCACCTCCTCGTCCGCCTGCTGCTTTATTTGCTGAAGCTCCTTTTCTCTTTTTTCAAGACCCTCCATTATAAGGGCTAACTCCTTTGCTTGTTCCTCGGTCAACTCACCCTTTGCTACTCTCGCTTGCAAATCAGCGTTGGCGTATGCCTGTGTTGCTTTGGCGGCTTTCTCTAATGCAGCTTTTTCTTTTTCAAAACGCTCGGCTTGGTCTTTTGCCTTTGATTCCGCATTCCAATTCGCGGCACCAGCCACAACCTTGTAAATACCGTATGCCTTAACCAAATCAAACAGCACCACGGCTATTTCTCGATAGTTGTCAACCAGCATGCCCGCAAAATCAATCGCCTCCTTAAACACGGGCTGCAATTCCTCACCCATTTCCTCGTACATGGCGGTGAGGTTGTCCTGCAACTGACCGTATGAGGCGGATAAGTTGTCCATCTGGTCTAACATCTGATTGTGGAACATACCCCCCTCGTCCGTTACGTGCTTAAGGACTTTTTCAAATTGTTCAAAACTTATATTGTTTCCGTTGACTGCCTCGCCCATCTCTTTGAGGACGTCCTTAACAACCAAACCACGGCTTGCCAATTGCTGCAAGACCTGACCGTCCGCCTTGCCCCTTGCCTTGATTTTGTTGTAAATACCAACCATCTCGTTGATATTCGCACCCGTTCCCGTGGCAATATTCGACAACTGGTCGGTCACTCGGATAATGTCTTTCGTATCGTCCGTGCCGTATGCAATAAGTTGTTTTGATACCGTTACAAGGTCGGAGAACTCGTACATATTGTAATATGCGTAGTCTTTCAATTCTGATATAAATTCCTTGGATTTGTCCGCGCTCTTGAAAAACGTGGTCATGGTGCTTTCTGTGTCTTGAAAGAACTGGCGGGTCTGGTAGATTTGACCGACTATGTTGCTAATTCCGAAGCCAAGGAAACCGAGACTTGCTACGTTTTGTATCTTTGCTATACCCGCATTGATAGCGTCCAAGCCACCAGTAACTGCCGATGTAAGTCCTTTAAACTGCTGTGTTAGACTTGTTACTGTGCCATTTCCTAAATTGTCAAGTTGGGATTTTGCCTTGGACGTCATTTCGGTGATTGCACGCTCCACGTCCGAGGTGTCAGCGGTCATTTGTACGTTTGCAGACATGCTGCCTAAGTTCGTTATATCCATTGTCGTTTTGTGTTTGGTTTTTGGCAAAATAAGGTGGAAACCGTGAATTTTAAAAGTTCTAACTTTTTTTTTGCGCCGACAATAGCCTTTTTTGCGAGAAAAACAAGTACAAAAATGCAGATTTTTACTTACATACAAGGCATACAGCACAACCTCATCGGCGACATATCCGACAACGGCACACCCCTTTTTTCGGGCGGTGAGGATGCGGAACTGCCTATTGCGGACTCCTCTTATCGTTTTAGTGAGATTATGGGCGACGACAACGTTGTGGTAAATTTCTCTATGCCCGTATTTTTTGATTTTCCGATAGGTTGCCGTATTAATGTAGATTTTATTGAGTACACATTGTTGGAACTTGGACAAGTTACTAAGCAAAACGAGCGGTGGTATGATTATACATTGACTTTTGAAAGTCCGGCAAAAACATTATCTTGTTACAAGTTTCGTAATTACGTAGACGGACGGCTTAACTTTACCCTTACCGCACAGCCGCAAGAGTTCCTCGACCATATTTGTAGAAATATGAATATGCGAGAGGGTAGCAACGAGTGGACGGTGGGCGACTGCATAGTTTCAAGCGAAAAAACACAGTCTTTTTCACACAATTCCGTGCTTGACGCTCTTAACTCAATCGCACAACTCTTTGAGACCGAGTGGGAGATTATCGGTAAGCGCATTTCTTTACGCAAAATTGAGTATAACAAGACAAACCCTATCAACCTATCCTACGGAAAGGGAAACGGTTTTAAAAGCGGTATTTCACGGCAATTAAGCGGTGAAAAAGCCGTTGACGTTCTTTGGGTCGAGGGTTCAGATAGAAACATCGACGGTAGAAAATACACATACCGCAAAGACGGGGTGGCGTATCACGCAAACAAATTAAGACTTCCGCGCAACAGCCGTTGGGTGTTCGTACCCTCAGACGGCACGGTTGATTTAAACGGAAAAGTGGCACGTGGTACGTTATTTACACGTACCGAATGGGAGAATAAGACCGAAGCCGAAAAAGCCGCATACGGAGAATTTATGGCGGTTAAGACCGACAAGGACGGTTTCGGTGTGGAGCGTGAAAGCCGCATAAACAACGGCTACGAGGAAAGCGTGGACTTGCCCGACATCTATCCGCACAAGGTTTTACAAGTAGCACAAGCGGACTTGGTAAACCGAGATAATAGATTTTGGGACATAAAAGCCACCACAGCCGACGGCTCTGCAATTCCTAACTACAACGACTGCCTCATCGGTGGGGTGGACGTTACAATAATCTTTAATACTGGTATGCTTACAGGCAAGGAGTTCAACCTTGCTAATCAAGGCACTGAAAACAATCCGAAATGCTACGACCCCGAAACACGAGTATTCAAGATACAGCCTGCCGAGATAGACGGTATTACAATGCCCGACTTGCCACTTACAGACCCCGAAGGTACGGGTTACGTTCCAGCCGTGGGCGACGAGTTCGGTGTTTTCCACGTCCAACTTCCGCAAGAATATATTGAGGAGGCGGAGCGTGAATTGCTCTTAACTGCTTGCGAGTATCTGCACAAGCACGGAGAGGTTGAGGTCGAGTTCAACGGCACAGTGGACGGAATATGGGCTAAACAAAATTGGGCGGACATTTTCCCTTTTATTAAGGTTGGCGGATATGTCCGCTTTACCGACACAAAACTCGTTACAGAGGGCAAATTAATGCGTATATTGAGTATAAAAAATTACCTCAACAATCCACATTCCCCCGAAATAACATTGTCCAACTCGTCTGTTTCTCAATCCGTATCGAGCGAGTTAAAAAAGATACCGCAGAATCAAGTGTATACACTTGCCGAAATAGACAAGCAAGTCGCCTACACACAACGCAGTTTCCGAGATACAAAGGACACACAGAAAGCCTTAGAAGAGGCATTTGTCAATCAGGGGGAGTATTTCTCCGAAAGTATCACCCCCGCGAGCGTGGAAACAATGCAAATGATTGTAGGCAGCGAGGACTTGCAGTTTATGTTCGGTGCGGCAGATTACACCATAGCATCAAATAGGAAAAAGGTAACGAAGTTTACCGAGTTCAACTACTCACCTCACTATGCAAACGGCAAATTGACGTGTACAATGGTGCAAATGCGTCATTATTCCTACACGGCGAATAAAAACACGATTTCGCCGAGCGCAAACACCGTAGCCTCTTTCCCATACTGGGAGATAGCGGCTCGTACATTTCCAACGAGCAACCCAAATCAGACATACTACCTTTATGCGGTGTGTAGCAAATCGGCAACAAACGCCAACAACCTCGGATATATCACAGAGGGAGCAGGTTTCTCATTAGAAGCCGCCCCACAAGCACACACCGAGCAGTCGTTCTATTTTCTTGTAGGAATACTTAACAGAGAAAAGGACGGCACACGGTCATTCGCTACCGTATACGGATATTCAGAGGTACTCGGCAACCGTATTACAACGGGGCGCATAGTTTCCGCTGACGGTCAGACTTGGTTCGACCTCACCACGGGCGAGATACGGACTAACAAGTCTATAAAATTCAGTTGGCAAGGTTCGCAACAAGACCTTGCAGACGCAATGAGCCGAGTAAACAACAACGCAAGCAACGCCAACGCTCTTGCCGGAGCGGTACAGACAAACCTCGATAACTTGCAGATTGGCGGTCGCAACTTGTTCGGTCTGTATTCCGATTGCGGCACTACCTTAGAGGGTTTCCCTAACCGTGCGAATGTTACAATCGACACGAACAATAAATGCGCTAAAATGGTTGGCGCAGCAGACCGTGCTTGTTACTTTTACAGCAAAATTCCGTTCTATCCGACACCTAACAAGGTAATGACTATCTCGTGCGATGTGAAGATAGAAAACATTGTAGACCGCAAAAATTCCTCATATCCCTTTATGTGCGAGGTGTACGCGAGCGGTCAATATGTTGGCTCTACGTGGTACGGTGCGTATGCAACTGCCACCTATCTTGACGGTGTTAAGATAAGCAAGGTAAGCAAGCGTTTTAGCGACGTTATCAACGACACAAAGTGGCACAGGTTCGCTTGTGTGTGGAAATTCTACAATGTAGCCTATACAAGCAATTTGCCGCCTGCAATCTACCTAAGAGGTGCTACGGGAACTTTGTGGGTTAAGAATGTAAAATACGAAGAGGGAGACCACCCGACGGCTTGGACACCTGCCCCCGAAGATGTGGCGACCGACCTTGCAAATGTGGAAGATACTGCCGTGTACGCTCAAAGGCTTTCC